GACAAATTGTTGTATTCTGCCCAGCACCGGCTCAAGCCTGCTCTTTGGATTGTAGTATTGGTTGAGGAAATCGTCGGACACAACGCGGGCATCCTGATACCCGATGACGGTCATCTGGATGTTGTAGTCGTACAACATCGGTCTCGATGCGCTCCGGTTTAGCTCGAACTGGTCGATTAAGACTATGAAGTAGTCTTCGGTATCCCAGGCGTAAAACCGAAGCTGGATTTGAGACTGAATCCTCTGCTTAAAATCCAGGTTTAGTTTTTGGAGCAAGAGAGCGTATGTCCTGAAAATTCTATTTCTCAAGAAAATAAAATCCTGCAACCCGCTCGGCGCATTCGGGTTTGTTCCTCCAAGCAAAGATTTTATCCGATTCGTTATGTTCTCTCTTGAAGCGTCAAGGAGTGGGTATGGATTCGTCGGCGGAGGAGCGCCCTTGAAACGCTTGGGGTTCCATCCAGTCGTCCCGGCCATAGAAACCTTGGGGAGTCCCAACCCATACCAATCCACCCACGCTCCAGAAATTGTCTGCGTGATCCCTTCTCGGGTGGGCTCGGTGACCTTATAGGTGTGGGGGTTGATCGCCAAATCAACTCGATCAATAATCCCTTGGGATGAGTCGAAAAATGGACGATTCGTTACGTCCCAAACTTTCCCGACAAGGGTGCTTGACCCCGGTCCAACCGGGACAACGATTTCAAAACGATAATGCGGTGGCTTCTTGGCCAGGTCCAATTGGGTGAGATTGTGATTCAGGTCGCCAATCGGAGGTTCTTGGTTGAATTGGAGTCCCATGTTATGACCTCGGTGTTGGCAAATCCGCGTTGCACATCTTCTTTAATTTATTGGCCATAGCCGCAAGCTTGCTTTCCTTGCGCGATGGGCTCGGTCCTTTCTTGGGCTTCTTCGTGCTGGATGCCGCCCACGTCGGTAGAGTTATGCTGTAAGTAAGCTTGGGAGTCAAGGGGATGCTCGGGACCTTGATGCCGCAGGGGAGCGTTACCGCCGGGGTCGAAATCGGGGCCACGGTCATGGCGATTGGAGGAGAAGCTGGGGGAGTAGGCATTCTATGCTCCTGTTACCTGGGCCGTGACGTTGGTCCCCGGGGTTGCAACGACAATGGGCAAAGCTGGCTCGACCGGGATGACGATAGACCCGATACCCGTAAGGGGGTTAACCAAGGCCGGATAAGTCCCCCCTAACGTCGAAGCCAGTAGAGAAAGCAGGGCGTTGTAGTGGGTCAGGAACAGATTAAATTCCGCGATGAGAGTATTATGGTCCGTTATGAGACCAGAAGTAGCAAGAGGAAATTGGGTCGCCAGGCTCCCAAGCTGGACGTTGTCGCAGTCGAGGTTCATGTTCCCGGCGGTGAGTTCGATGGTATCCGCAGTCCCGTCTAGGAATACGGACTGCCCACTCTTAATGGCAACCTGGGCCTGGGTCCCGCTCACAAGAATCGTGGAACCGTCCTGAGTCTCAATCTCGATTGCGTCCTGCTGGACTGAGACGCGAGACCCGCTGATGTGGTTCATTGAAATATCGCCGCCAATCTGCTCCATAGCGAAAGTCGATCCTGCGACATTGATGGCGAGGTCACCGTCCTGAGTGACCTGAACGATCACGTTCTTCTTTTTGTGCATGTACCGGAGGATTTCCGATCCCGTCTTTGCAAGCATTGAGACCTGATGCGCGTCATTCTCAATTACAACCGTGCCCTTCTGGGTATCGTTCCCATAGGCGTCCAGAGTGAAATTTTGCTTGACCCCATCGTCCCCGTAGAGGGTTAGATTAAGATGCCCAGACTGGTCGGCTGAGAATTGAAAGCTTTTTTTCTCAGAGCCTCGATAGTGGATTACGGAAATCTGCCCGTTGGACCCGACGGAGATGTCGAGATTTTTCTTAGAGGGGTCGGTTTCCTTGGCGGCCTTCTTTTTGAAGGAACGGAAGTAGTCCCCAAGCTTTTTCATCCACCAGAATGAATCAGATTCATGCTTCTCATAAACGCGATGGATGAGATCGTCCGCGCTGACGAAATTACCATCATGCTCAAGGGTTTTGGAAGGCTCGATGCTATTTAGACAACCGAGCCATATCTGGCTTTTTAGGTCTCCGTTTGCCGGGATGATGATACCAATGTCCCCAACATTCGGCATGTCGATCCGGCCAGCACTCGTCCCAGAAGTCTTTGTCTTAAGAACCCTAGCCCAATTAGACCCATTGGAATTAGAAACCTCAACCCGGGCCCTAGGATAATCGACGGTTTTCACCTTGGCGATCTGTGCCGTGGACCCATTAATGGAATCCCGAAGCCATGTGGGGACCGCCCGTGGCTCTCCTCCAAGCGAAGCCTGATACCTCTCGCCATGTTGCAGGAAGCTCATTATTCTACCTGCCTTCCGGCGGGAATTGGAGGGGCGGAGCAAAAATCACGATAAATATTCCCCCATTCTATTCGTCTCCCAGAATTTTTCGTCGGCTGTCCACGGGTCAACATTACCGTCGTAGTCATGGGTTGATACTGGATATAATTATTGGAAATCCCCTCGACGTAATACTCCTCCTGGTCATCCACGTTCACAAGGACGTTCCCCACATGGAGATCAGGAGCGCCCTTAATGGTCATGCTCCCAGATTTCAGAATCGAATTGTGTCTGTACCAGTTGTTGAGAACATGGGTCAGATTGTTCGCCGTTTTCAAGGAATCCCCGGTCCCCTCTGAATCGGCCCAACGCCACATCCTGGTCTTGACCTCAAGGGGGCAGAATCCGAATTTCTCAAAAGCATTTTCCCTTGCGATCTCTCTGTATTTTTTTGCAGTCTCGCTATTCCCGGAAATCATGATCGGCCTAGCATTCCCGAGTTCATTACCGGGGCCCTCATTGAATTGCCGAATATTTCTCAACAGGAGAGGGAGAATCCCGATTGACTTCATGGTGATTTCTTGCGGAACGGCAAGAAGCGGATACACCCAGAAGTAATTGTAGGTTTCGTGGTCAGATGTTCCTAAATCTTGCTCAACGATATCCGCGTTTGATATCCCATACCTGGGGAGAGCGTCCCAATCGATCTGATCGAATGGGACTCGGCGCAAAAACATCATCGTGTGGGCGTCGCAGTTGTCTGGTGACCCCCTATACTTCTCGGCGACCGTGATATTCTCCGCATTTTTCCCGAAAATCTTTTCCGTCAATTCCTTGTCAGCACCAGTCTGTTGGTTGATATACTGCTGGGCGTTGGTCCTATTGGAAGCCAATTCACTCTCCCGGAGAGGACTTGAAACAGAGGAACTCTCTTTCGCAGAGATGACGCGCTCCGGGTTATTGATGGTATCGACCCACATTTCGTTAAAGGGATAGCCTGAAAAATTCTGGAGTATCTGCCAGAGGGAGCCTTCCTGGGCATTCAGAGGAAGGTTAAACGGGATCACGCCCAGCTTGGATTGGGCCCGGTAAGAGATACAGTTTGTGAGGTTCAGCTTCTTCCCGTTAAATGGGAACGTCATATCTACTGCCTGAGAAAACATCCTTTTGAGATTATTAACGACGAGGAAATCTATATCCCCACCAGAAGAAATCCCAGAGACCAGGCTCCTGAACATGGACAAAATTGGCTCAACCATCGTCTCCCCCTCAAGCTGGTCTTGGACCCAGGGGAGGTACCGAATCTGATGCTTCACAAAAAGCTTTCCGAAATCCCGACCTCTGATCTCACAAAAAACAGTTGGCTTACCGGACATCGGATCAATAAGCCTTTTTCTGCGGACGCTATCGATTAGCCCGATCATCGTTGCGTGGGTGATCGCGTCTCGGCTTTCCGAGATGTTCCCGGTCTTAGGATCGGACGGGGTGTGAACGGAAACCTTGATCGTGCAAACGTCCATCGGATTCAAAAGGGTGTCGTATCTGGCATAGTCGGCCAGGTGAAGAACGAACGTTCCAGCGGGCTGGCCAATATCCTTGAAGGTCTGGCATGAGATCAGGGTGTCCTCTTGCCCGCCGGGGAATGCTTGGGTAGAAGACTCGAAGTTTCCTCGATCCGTGTGAAAACGAACTTGAATTTTTGGAGCGAAGAACTCCAGATTCGACAATGCTCTGATATCAGATTTTGGCATCGCTATAACCAACCAGTACCGCCGCCGGGAGCGGGACCGACTCCGGGGGCCGGTGACCCATTTTTCCCGGTGCGGGCATTGTCTCCCCGAGCCGTTGCGAACAAGCTTTCTTCCAGAGTCTTCACGATAACGGAACCGATCATCCATCCCACTCCGCTTGGTCCCTTGTCGAACATTTCGGAGAGACGAACGGTGATGTCTATGGAGTGCTGTATTTTTTTCTCTACCCCAGGGAACTCCTCCAATCCTTTTCCTAACGTGAACGCCCCTAGCCCTCCAATCATTGCAGGTACGTTTCCGGTAAGCAATCCCCCCATCCCAAGTCCCGTACCAAGTCCAACCAAATTCTTTCCAGACAACCAGCTTCCCGCCCCAGACTGTCGCGCCCCCGCCGCCCCCTTCCCAGCCCCATAAAATAAACCTGCGGCGGCCATGCCGGGAAGATCGCTTAATCCGATTTCGCCCCGGTTCAACATCTCGCCCGTCGCCCTCGCCCAGGATGCCCCAGGTCTTGACGTTGCCTCCATCTTTGACACGAAGGACGCTCCGATGGCCCGGGCGAGACTAGCATAGGCTACCCCGGGGACGTTCATGGTATCGGCCCGTGGGAATCTGCGCTCCATTTCCTTCTGGAATTTTTCCGTGGTCATTTCCCCGGAACGAAGCTTATCCATGAACTTGCTTTTTTCCAGGGCGGAAACTTGCAAAGTGGTCAAGCCTGGAAGCAGAGATGTCTCAAAGGCTACTCGGGTAGCTAATGCCTGTCCCCTGGTAAATAGGCGGATTGTCTCACCGGCAAATTTCAGACCATCGGGAGCCGCTACACCTCCGGTCTTAAGAGCCATCATTAAATCGTATGCCCCTACTCCACTACGGACATCAGACTCTTTTAGCCCCATCTTCTTGATCGTGTCTTTGAACAACTCAGGATGTCTCGTAACAATCTGAGACTGGACCGCGACCATCGCCTCATCCATGCGGCCCATCATTTGGTCAAGAGATTGTATTACGCTCGCACCACCAGCGCCCTTGAGTGTCGGGGCAAGACGACCAACTCCCGGCTCTCCTGGACCCTGCCATTCCTGAGACAGAGTACCAAGAAGGGTAAGAAGGGTCTGGGGCTCCACAGATGGGAGCCTAGTTGCCGCCTGTTGCATCGCCTGGACAAGAGTCTGGGCAAATTCATTTCCACGCGGCATCATCCCAGTTCTCATGATCGTGGATGAGACTATCTCGGCCAATTTCTCGTCAGGCATGGCTCCGGTCCCGCCGAATCTACGCGCATAGGCCATGACCTGGCCAGCGGTTTGTGGGGCCATTCCCAGTCCCCGGGACATTTCGTACACCGTTCTCATGTCCATCATGTTGCCGGAAACCTGGGTGAGAGAATCGGCAAGCTGGATAGCTTCTCTGCCGGAATAGGCAAATTCGGCTCCAGCCCGGACAATCTGCTGGCGCATGTCTATCACATAGGACGTGAAGTCCCTGCCCTGCTGGTTGAATTCGGACAGGCGTGTGGCCATGCCCAAAGTCATCTTCTCCTGCTCATGGGCCTCCCCCATGCCCCGGGCAAGCCCAGCGATGGTCATGGGAAGACCCGCAAGACCCAGGCCAAGTCTGAACCCACGTCGAAGCATAGTGGATGAGACCAGGGCCGCGCTTTCCCCGCGCAAAGACTTATTGAGACCCTCCTGGGCCACCATAGCCTCATGGGCACCAGCCTGGATGATCCTCATGCGGTTCTGGAGATCAGACCTGCGCCCGGGACTGTTGGCTTTGTCGTACTGCCCCAGGAGATCGATGTATTTCCCCTTAAGCTCGGCGATGCGCCTGCCGTGCTTCTCGAACTCCGCGCCCATAGCAAACTGCTTCCCAAGCTGTCCCTGAGACGGGCCACCGGCCCCCCATGACCGCATGGCGTCGCCCACTCGGCGCATTTTTGCGCTGATCTGATCGAGCCCGCTTTTTAGGCGGTCAAGTCCTATTTCCTTGAATACGGCTTCTACGGAAACTCGGGGCATTTCTTCCCTATCCCACTTCTATCGGCGGCAAATCCAGGTCCGCCTTCGCTCTACTTGCCCGATCATCGGACAAGAGATTACGTTCCGATTCTTCATATCCCGGGTCTGAGTAAAGCTCCGACTTGTCCTGTTCCGGGTGATCCAGAAGCCAATGCTCCTGCATCAGAAAAATCTGCTCTGCCGTCAGTTCCTTGAAACGAGGATCAGTCGGTAGAACCTGAAAAGTCTTTTGTATCCACCATTTCGCCCGCGCCTTCGGGAGTTTTGCTATCTCCCTCCGGTTTAGGTGGAACGAATTTACGAAAGGAAGCGACCCACGTCGCCCACCTCCCGTACACATACTCCAGCAACGTATAGTCCGTGGAAGGCATCTTCCTTGGATCGAACCACCCCGGCGCTGAGTCCCAGTCCACGCACACATCGAACGTCGCCAGGAAGATGGTCAAGTTGTCGGTCTTGAGATCAACCCCAACCGCGCCCTGGAGATATTTCGTCGCTCGAATCCCAATCTGCCGGTCTTCGTCGATGGTCGGCCTGAACATCCTGATCCTCCCCTTGTAGGGCTCAGAATCGATCTCGATGTCCACATGATGTCGCCCGCCGCTTGAGACAGCAGTCTCAAGACTCTCATTCACCTTCTCGCGGAGCTTTGCCTTCTCCTCATCTGACATCTCCGCGACTGCCTTGCTCGGCTTGGGCACATCAACTGGGCCGCCAACCCTTACGCTCGCTCTGCCTTTGTGTTCTGCCATAGCTATTCTCCTCTATTTTCCAGCATGCTGGACTTCTGAACGGTGCCCGGCCTCATACCAATTCATCCTAATTCATCCTGAATTGGTACGAGGACCGGGTCCTCCGCTCGATTACGCCCCAGCCGCGATACCGCCAGCCGGGTCAGACATCGAGGGCTTGCATTCCAGGTAGCGCCAGGTGGCATTCTCGCCAGCGATAGCGTTCGCCCGGAAGGTCTCGGTGTAGTCCGACATGGTCATGCCGACGTACTGGCGCAAGACCTTCTTGGTGATCCGGTCGATCACCAACATGTCCACGATGCCAAGGTCTAAAATGTCGGACCCCAACGCCGCCAGACCCAGCGACCGAAGATCATCGGTCCTAATGAAGAACCGATCCACGGTCACCGTTCCTTCGTAGCGCAATTGGACATGTTCCACGGGCATGAAATTTCCGATTCCATGCACGGGCTCAGTCCCGAAACTCCTCCGTCCGTCCGCCGTCTGCGCCAACCCGACGACCTTGCCCTTGATGACAAGTTGGAGAATGTTCCCGGTTACGACTTGTTGTTTGCTCTGTTCAGCCATTTCTCTTTTCTCCTATCACCTCGTCGCGCTAGGCCACGATGTTGGTCGCCGTGAAATGCGCGGTTATCAGCACATAGTTCACGGGCGTTACGGGCGACGCTTCGACTTCGACATAGGCGATCCCGGACGCGCTGTTGAAGCGCACCAAGATATTGCGGAACGCGGGTTGCGGATTGCCAGCGTTGTCCACCCCATCGGTGATGAAGTTGGCGTTCCTGGCTTCCGTCATGACGCTTTCGACACGCGCCTTGATTGCCGCGATAGTGAACTGGGTCCCCGGTTCACCGACGAATGCTTCCAGGTCGGTCTTCAACGTCACCGACAGTAGGTCGCGGATACGGCCCACGCTGATCTCGCGCTTCATCGCGTTGAGATCGCTCGTCCAGTTGGTCTGCCCGTGGACGATACGAAGACCTCTGTTCGGGATATTCTCGATCCCGATTACCCCACTCTGCTCCAGAGTGTCGAGGTCAGCCTGGGAGTAGTCCTTTTCCAGGCCAAGACCGGCGAGGGTCTTGTACGTCGGGGGCCGTTGCAGGGGTAACCCGCAGATGAGACCGGCCAACTGCGGTGCCGAGGACAGATACGACGGCATCGTGACCACATTCCCGTTGCTGTCGAACTTCTTGATTCCCGGGGTGATGAGCGCAGAGCGATAGCTCGACGCATGCGAAGCCTGACGCGCCAGGACTGCGGACAGGGTCTCAGACAACCCATGTCCATTAATGACTATCCCAGGGAGCTTCGGGACGGTCAACAAGTTCTGCGAGATAAGAAGCGCATGAACCGAAGCGTCCGCCGTGACGGCCTGATAGACGTTGGCCGGGTGGGAGTTCATGAGATTGAACCCATCCTGCCAATCGGAGTTCGCCAACGTGCCCTCGCTCCCGCCAACAAGCGGGGTGAAAGCCACATTGGTCAAGGTCCCTTCGGCGATGAAGGTAGCCAAGACGAGCGTTGATCCCGACGTGGGATTGTTGATGGCCGCGACCACCGCCGCCACATTTGCGAGGTTGTCGAATACTTCGGTCACTCCACCAGCGGCATACTGGATGGTGACTTTCTTCCCGGACGTAGTTCCGGCCTCGATCTTGGCCTGAATCCCCGTGGTCCACACTCCGTAGTCCAGGGACTTCAAATTCAGGAGGTCTGCGGGGACCGAGTCCTGAAAGTTCTTCTGGCTCTGCGTCGCCGGGTTGACGCGAACCAACTGGATCGTCGATGCGCCCGGTAGTTCCTCGGACGGGCCCCAAGCGGCCAGGGCCGCAGTAAGAAGGTCTCCACCGATTAGAATGCGACGCGCTTCCTGCGGGTCAGTCAAAGAAATGATGGTCTTTGGCTGGCCACCGAGAGCGGGGCCGAACATCATGAGTACGTTTGCGGCACCCAGAACGGTCGGGATCAAGCCTTGATCGTCCACGCGAACCCGAGCCTGGGGTCTGATGACGGTGCTTCCGTCAAACAAGACGCTAGACATTTTTGGTCACCTCACCTTTTTGTTTTTTGCGTTCCTCATGCCACTTCTCTTTCGGCATACCTGTCGGTTTAGACATCATTTCCTGATAGGTGTCTTCCCACGCCGATAACGTCATCTGCGCTTTCTCATCACCGACATATAGCCTAAGCGGCATGGCATGGCTGTCGGGTATCCGTCGCATGGCAATGAGTTCGGCAAGTCCCATAATCGACTCCCCTTCCTCGCTCGGCTGTTGCTCGTTCATAGTCATTCTCCTAGACAAGTTCCTCATACGTCTGCTCGACGGTGTCGAGCGCAAATTTGTCCACGTTCACTTCCTTAATCACGGTCGCCGTCATGTCCGGGCTCTCGAACACGTCCAGGGGCGAGAGCGCCCGGAAGTTCAAGACGCCCCAGTATATAAAAAGCGGGGAGTAAGTTTGAAAATCATTTTCATCCCTTCCGCCTTTGACCGACATACGCCCAAAACCCTTGGATGCCAGGAATGCCTTGGCGAGAATGAGAATCTCCTTAAGCTCGTTGAAAAGCGCGTCCCTCAAGTCGGCGTTCTCCGTCCATATACGAAGCTCGACGGACTGAGAGAAAAGTCCCGAAAATTCCTGGGTCGTCCCGGAGCCATCCGAACCGAGTTCCTGTCCATACAAATTCGCAAAGCTCTCGTCGTCCTCGGAGTCATAAACCCGGTTGATCGCCACGCACGGGATGTCCTCATGAACTCGGGGGTCTGCGGTAAAAACCTTAACGTCTCGTCCACGGGCCTTATATTGAGCCCGGACGTATTCGACGAGGGTGATCTTAAGATCGAAGCCGCGCTGGCTCATGCCTCATCCTCGCCTAATCCCATTATCCGTGAGATTCTTAAGACATCCTTCTCAAATGCCGCAAAAATCATATTGGCCAATGCTGGTCCCAGATTCTCCTCAAGGGCCTTTGAGACTGGCTTGGGGTCGTTTCCAGGATGAATCCAGGAGGTCGGGTCGGAGTTCTCGCTGACCCTACGAAAGGTCATGTATTGGCCCCGGTTGTCCGGCCCAGCCTGGTTCCTTACGAGCCCGGCGAAAATCCCCGTGCGCCAGGTGTATCCCGCGCCTTTTTCTGGGCCACGAAGATGGAAAATAGTCGTCTTGCTCCGAATCCCGAACTCTCCCTTGCCTAGGCCCTTGCCCAGACGGATCACGCCCAAGGATCGCCCATCAACCTTGGCTTCTCGCTTTATAGAGGAGGGGATGCTTTTCTCAGAGTGCTGAAAGGGGATGTCGATGTAGCGGGGTCCCTGGATTCCCTTGGAGTCTGTTTTCTGCTTCACCTTGGGGCTGGCCATGAGGCCCGGCTTGATGTCATAGGGACCGAACCCGCGCTCCAGGGTGTCTGCATAATCGAGATCGACAACTACGCCGCCCTTGAGGACGTTCCCGTCCATCGGGTACTGGAACCCACTCTGGACCCTTCTAAGATAGTCGCCTGACACGACGTTAACCGTGAACTCGCCGCCGGAGTATGAGACGCTGGACCCGGAGATGTAGGTCATCCATGTGCTTTGGATGATGTGCGCCCCAGCCTCGACCGCCTGCTGGGTCTCGGTCAGGTTGTATCTGTCGAATCCTCGACTGAGCATGGCTGAAACCCGCTCGGCCTGGCCGACATCGACCTTGATCTCAACATTCATGGCGCGTAGTTGGCTCCATTCCCAAAGAGGTCGGTGCTTTCCCAAAGCCTCAGCCAATACTTCGACGGCAAAATTGTCCCCGAGTCGGGCCGCCGCACGTTCCCCTGCTTGTTGTAAATCGAGTAGGCCAGGAAGTGCATGTATTCGACCGCGTACTGGGTCTTGTCTTCGTTCACGACGACGTAGGCTACGTTCTTGATATTCTGAGACGCGACCGGGACGCACTTGGTCATGTCTTCGCCGTTGTCGATCCCGGAGATGTTCCCTTGCTCCTCAAAATTGACGACGTATTTAGCATGGTGGGCCTGGATTTCTGCGACAATATCCTTGACCGTGGGGAAGCTGGAGAAAAGAAGATTGAGGCTCAAGCTACCGTCGGTCTGGCCAACAAGCGTAACAGAAAGTGCCGTTCCTGATATGGCCAGGGTAGCTGATGTGGCATTTCCGACATATTTGATGTTGAAGGCGTTGTGCCGGGGACGAAGCCCGGAGCCCCAAACAAAGGTCTGATCCGGTCCCAGGGTGAAGTCCGTGCCGAGGGTGAATACCTGGGTCTTGTCCCGGACGGACATAAGCGTGATCCCGGTCTTGTAGCGCAGGCGCTCAAGGGACCGGCCCCGAGTGTCCATCTCGTATCTGCGCTTAAACTCGCTCGTTCGCACGGCCTTCTCTGGGATGGTGATGCGATCCCGGAATCCCATCCTTAGTTGCCCGGCGACCGTCATGACGGCATCCCCGGCGAGCCACTCCCCGGAGGGGATGTAGTCGCGCTGGTAGTCCACGTTGGTGATGATCGCCCGAACCGTGGCCCCGCTATCTCGCAGGAACGTGTAGTCGGCATAAACCGTTTCGCTTATAAGTGGCAACGTGACCCCAGAAATTGAAATATTCTGCCCAGACAGGGAGGTGATGGTATAAACCTCTCCCGTGGTGACGTTATAGACCCTCACGGAACCGGGAACGATTGTCCGGGTAATGTCAGGTGATCCGTCCAGGCTGGCGTTCAAGACGAAGGCGCTTTGCCCGCTTACCACAATCGTGAGTTGCTCCGCCTTCACGGGAACTTCCAAATCTTCCTCGAAGATGTAGCCCGTCCCACCGCAGGCCGGGTCATTCGGGTCCGGGTTTCCGGTGTTCTCGGAGTAGCAGGGGCATTTCCTGGCCTTCTCCCAAAGGACGGATGACCACCCGCGCCGACCCAAGAGGTCAGCGAATCGGCTCCCAGAAAACTGGGCGATTCCCGAAAAACTCTTGTACCCGCTGAGTAGTGATCCCATTACATTACTCTAAAATCGATCCCCTTCTGGAAGGAGCGGTAGTCCTTGATGAACAATTTTACGTCGTCCTCGTACTGCTTAATCAGGGCCCCGTAAAGCTGGGTGCTGGGAGACTGTGTGAGCGTGGTATTTTCGGACAACCCATCAGCAGAGGTACTCATCGAGGCAACTCCCGGGAAGCGTCCTTGACCGGCAGTCTTGAGAATCTCAACCGCGCTGAGTTTGTAGATTGCGTCCTTGAGATCATCCGGGACGACCGTGAGACCAGCCGTGTAGTCCACATGGATCAACTGCGGGACGCTCTTGGTTAGGAATCCAGACATCAGGGGCAGGTACATCGCTCCTTGGCCGATGAGAGGATATTGCTTAAAGCTCCCCGCCATCGGAACGATCTGGATTTGAGAAAACTTGTGGAAAATCTTGATCCATTCAATGGGATAGGTGATGATCTCTTGCCCGGTGGGATAGATGAGACGGATTCTCTCTACTGAGACAATCGGCTTTCGTCTCAAGGCGATGTAACCCCAGTTGAGATAATCGCCAACGTCGTAGTCGTATGGGTCCTCGAAGATGTCCGTGAGAGCGACCAGCGCGGGCTCCGCAGGAAAAACGACTCCTCCCTGGGCGTTGAGTAAGCCCTTGACTGCCGTGCTTTTTATAACCTTCGGACTTAGGTTGAAGTCCTTGAGTTCGCGCTCCATGCGGGCAATGGCAATGGAGATTTTATTCGCCAGAGTCGTGTCCGGCATCGAGTGCCCAAACTGATCCTTTAGCTCAAGGCCAAAAAGATAGTCGCTCTTTAGCAGGGTTGTACTCATGTAGCTAGGAATCGCTGAGATTGCCAGATCGTCGTAATAGACCCAGAGCTTGTCTCCCAAAGGCGGAACGAAGGTCATGACGAGGGTGCTTCCATCGACGTTCTCGTTGTAGTCGATGCCGCGATCCATAACCTCGCCGTTGTAAACCAAAATGGTTGATCCGGGCGCGTAGGACGCCGGGATTATGCTAAACGATGCCGTGATCCCGTTGACTTGTGCGGTCAGGTCTTTTTCTCGAATAGCCATTTAGGTCACCGTTTTCAAACTGGCGCTGGCCTCGGGATACCAGGCCATTGGCCCGTCTTGATCGAGCTTGAGCCCGTCGTACCAAGTGAATCTCTTGCCGAATACTGACCATGACCGGGTGTAATAACACTCGGTCCACTCGCCGCCAATGAAGACCGCTTGGCGGCTCCATAGCCCCGCGCCATGAATCGACATCATGGTCAGAACCCAGCGATAGTCCTTCACGCCGTCCCCGAAATTGAAAGGCGCGGTCTTGGTCTGTGCGCCGGGGATGATCGGATAATCCAGGTTCCGCACGGGCATCCAGACAGGCTCGGCGTTCCCTGCGACCTTCTTAAACGGCAAGGGCACCGCATAGGCAGTCTGGATACGCGGCGTGGACTTGAACATCACCCAATCATCGTGCAACCAGCGGCCCTTCGGATTCGCCCGCTGGTAGTCCCACGGAAGCCAGGTATCGGGCGGGTGCCCGAAAGCCTTGAGCTTCTTGATAAGCGCGACGTGGTTTATCATTTACCAAGTATCTCCTGGCCAAACAGTGTAATGGCAACTGATGGGGTTCTTAAAGTCCTGCGGGTTGGTTCCAGAACCGACCGACGAGCTAAAGAATTGTATTTGAGAGAGGTCTGAGGTGCCTGTGTATTTACCTGCACTATAGCTACCTGTTTCTAGCCCGGACGACCTTGAATTTTGGGACATGGCCCTAAAAGCAACACACGATGACGGCTGTGAGAAGCAGGTGCTAAAATAAGCGGACCCACTTATAGAACCTCCCCCGGTAGAGGTTAAATGACCATTGAGGTCAAATGACCTATCGGCGTCACCTCCCTGAGCCCCAATCGCATTTGCCGTAGTGGAAAAACCTGCCGCCGCATAGTGATAATTTGGGCCAATATCGCTGTTGATATTCACCGCGAACCAAGAAGCATTCCCAGTAGACGAGCAGATGTAGTCTACACGCCATGACCTTGACGCTACCGAAAGTCCATAGCTGTTCAAATTTATGGTGACACTTGAAACGCGCATGAATGTACCGCTAGAAATCCAACCTGGGTTATTTCCAAATGTGGCTGTATTGGCGATTAAATTCCCAGTGATGTTGGCGTCCCCATTGACATCTAAGGGGTATTGGGGTGCGGGGGTAAGAATCCCCACATATCCGTTATTT